TCCGTCCGATGCCTGCCCTCTGTTGGTCTCGAAACTGCTATCCGTTACGTTTATGCTTTCCTCTTGCTTTTTAAATAGTGTAAAGCTCTGCAAAGCGCCGTCTTTGTTTTGGAAAAATGTATCTAAGGGAGTATACCTACACTCGTTTGTAATGTCTAGCGTTGTCGTTTTGCCGTTCCAGATTATCTCTATATAAGATTCATTTGTCGCTACGGATATATCAATCCAAAGATACTTCACAACCTCATCGCTGAGGTCTGACTGCGCAGGTGTAGCGCTATAATTTATATTTAACGCAGGATAAGACTTTACGGTTATAGACTCCGCAGTCGTTATCGTTATAGGTACGTAGATAGGAAATACAAAACTCCCTTGTATGTTAACTTTATATTGCTGTGGTATTAATAAAGTGTTATCGGTTACAGCCGTAACATTTCTGCCCTCGTTTCCGTACGCATATCCTAGCGTCATTATATCCGTAGCCTCATGCTCTACAGTAGCGACAGCGTCATAGGTTACAAAGGTGTAAACCCATTGTTGGTTATCTCCGTCAATAACTTGCACTCCTGCAACTAGCGACGGACTAGGCTCTTTAAATTCGATATAGTCTTGTATAATAGCGTTTATATTTATGCTATGCGTTCCTGTCGATGCCGCTGTGTTTTCGTACGTTATCTGATAGCTATTTGTAGAATCTGGAGTAGACTTGTCGCCGTTCCAAACCCAAACATTTAGCGTGTATTTATCGCAGGTTGTTACACCATACACGAGAGGTGTATCTATATAGTACGGACTTAATGCTCTTATCATTATGTTATTGTTACGTTATTACTTTTTATGTTCATTCCGTCGATTAGGTCTAAAGCAAAAGCCTCTCCTATATCGTCGCCTAATCTTAGTATCTCGTTATCCAAAGCGTCGGTAAAGAAATGCGTCGTCTCGATACCTGTGTGAAATACGCTATTTGCTATAGCATACAGCAAGCTCTTGCGTTTCATAAACTTTCCCTTTGCATCTCTTGGCGCTATACCCTTGCGGATAGTCCAACCATTGAAAGCCATAAAGGGGGGTTTCTTTGTTTTATACTTAAACTTTCTATTTGTTACCTTTTTTAGTTTCCAAGCTTTCCCGTCCGCCTTAGTTCCTCCCTTTCCTTTAACCCCTGCGTCTACAAATTCCCAGTAATCCGCTAGAGTAAACTCGATGCCTTTGCCCTTGAGTTTATACTTCAAAGACTTATCTAGCTCTCCGCCGCCTTTCTTTTTTTTCTTTAGATTGGCTCTTGCTTGAGTTACTACATTACTCCCTAGCTTGTCAAATATTTTCTTTAAGTTATCCAAAAGCAGAGGTTTGTTTCTGAGATAGGCATTTCAACATCGAAAGACATATCCCATCCGTCTAGTAAATTTTTATCCGAGTACGTTATCTGTTGCAAGGTAGGACTATCTGACGCCGTTATATTATTAGTTGCAAAGTCTCTGTTCATTTTTACCCAGAGCGCATTTAAACACGTTAGCGTCGAGTTAAAGTTATCTGTCGAGTTATCGTTTAGATAAAATTTATCGTTTACATTCTCTTTGTTAATCTCTCTAATATCTAGGCATTGTATATTGAGACTAAACGAGATTGTCGCCGTAGAGGTAAAAGTCGCCTCTGTTATATCTATATTAAAAAGCGGAAATAGATTCCCTTTGTTGAGGTCTATATCCTCGCCCGTCGTTATAGTCTTGACGTACTCGTCCTGCTCCGCTAGAGCTTTTATATATCTTAGTAGTGTACTGTATGCGTTCATTATAATTGTGTTACGTTTGGTTTTCTTAGTTGTGCCTCCATTTTCTGCCTGTCTAATTTATGAGCGAGGAACGTGTGAAACTCGTGTACCTTTGTCGCTAGTACTTTGTCAATTTTCAATATATCGCTATTCGCTAACATATCAATACTCACGTACCAATTCCATTTTTTAAAATAGCTTGAGGCTTGTTTCTCTCCGCCAGTGCTTTCGTAGATTTCTGGATAGCCTCCTTTAATTCTCTCGATAAACTCCAAAAAAAAACCAGAGCGCCGTTTACTACATTCATAGGACATCGCCTCATAATCTCGTCATTCTCTTTATTATGATTATACGGCAGTATCTCATAGTTCCCGAAAGAGTCCTCCTCTGTAATCCTGCGGAATAGTATAGCCATTATTTTGTGCATATCCTCAAGCTGCATTCCTATCGTACTGAGGTCTACATACTCCGCCGTAGTTATCTCGTCTAGGTTTGGGATAAAGCCGTACTCTACTCCGTCAAGCATAAAGCGTTGCTCGAATTCTACCTGTTGCTCACAGGCTGCAATTATCTGCGCCATTAAACCCTCGTAGTCTTTATGTACTAATTTTTTAACGTCTTGCTTTTTGATTCCTGTAAACAGAGATATAACTCTCTCGACCATTCCTTGCTCCGTTAGAGTATCCTCTCTTGCTCTCAATGCCTCAAACTTGACGTATTGGTCTAGAGTAATATCTGCGATGTTTTCGGGTACTAAAATGTTAATGGTCTTTGTCATATAATAAAAACAATTTTATTAGTTTAATGTTATTTACACTTAATATGTTAAAATAAATTTATATTTTCGTAAAACAGATTTAAACAATATGATTAAAAAAAATAAAGTAGTTTACTTGCATAGAAAAAAAACAGACGGCACTATATTTTATGTTGGCATGGGTAATCCAGACAGACCATATCAAAAGAAAGATAAAGCTAGGAGTATTGTTTGGCATAGGGTAGTTAAAAAATACGGGTATTATATTGAGGTAATACTAGAAAATCTTATTAAACAAGACGCATTTGATATTGAGGTTTATCTAATTGGAAAATTTGGACGCAAAGATAAGTCGCTAGGCAATTTAGTTAATTTAACAGATGGCGGAGAGGGCGGAGGCGGAGACTGGAATAGAGAAACTTGCTACAATATTGATACAGGTAAAGTTTACAACTCTATAAAGGAGGCTGCTATAGATTTAAAAATACCTTATACAACTATAACAACACAATTAAACGGACAAAGTAGTTTAAAAGAAAACAACCCAATAAGGACACTTAACAATGCATACCCAGAAGATGCACTACCAAAAAATACAGTTTATCTAGAGGAGTTAATAGATTTCGACACAGTATACACAGACAACTTGCACAACCTAGACGACGAGGAAACAGACTTGTTAAAAGTTTTTGATAGCCTAGATTCAAACTCGCAGAAATTTATAGAGATGTCTTATGATATGAGTACTCGAAATATAGGCAAAGCTTTAGGTATTAATTATTGCTATGTACATCGTCAAACGCATAAAGCATTAAAAATATTACTTAAAAAAGACTACCATCTATATAACAATAAAAACCTAAAACACTTTAAATCCACTACCTAATCTCTACCTTTCCACGATTCGCAAGCAAATGAGAAACTCCGTATCTGAGTGCATCTAGACTATGGTTGTACAAATCACAAAATAAATTAGCTCCCTTATCTGAATAGATATAGTTGTTTAATTCCTTTGCCATATTGTTAGAGTCTGGATGCACGACAAGCTCGTAGTCTTGAATCAATGCCACACCTGCCGCGATACTCCCTGCGCCTTTCTTAGCGCCTCTAATGTTAAGACCTAGCTTTTGCATCTCTGCGATAGTTCCTGCGCTTGCGCTGTCTCCTATGATTAGATTGCGCCCTGCTCTCTGTCTATTGATTGCGTATATTTCGGAGATGGTTAACTTCGATTTATATAGCTCCTCCTTTGCGTAGATTATTTTGTTCTTTTTATCTATGGCAATAGCGACTAAGGTTGTCGGGTCTGTAAAGCCGTAATCCTGTCCAAATATAACCTGCAAGCCGTCGGGGTTAAACTCTCCAAATCGCCAATTACTATAAACGACGCCCTCCGCTTTTGATAGCCAAGAGCCTAGCACGACGTGATTGTATTTTATTGGATTGCTTACTTTCATATCCTCGAAATAGTCTAGTATCTCGTCGGGTACAAATTCCAAGCAATCGAGGTAGGAGGTATGTATATAACAGACGTTATCCTTTACGCCGTTAAATCCCTCCTGCACGCCTCTACTCTCGTAGTACTTCATGTAGATAAAATGCTCCTTACTCGTAGGGTTTAAGATTAACACCTTAATATTTCTGTTTGGATTGCTCGCGTCGTTACCTCTAATCGATAGCACTATCTTATCGTAGATTGCTTCGTCTTGCATCTCCTCCGCCTCGTCTAGTATGAGCATCGAGAAATCTTTTAACCCCTTGAGGTTTGCTGTCTGGACTCCCGAGCCTGCCTTTAATCCTTTAAAGACTATTTTGCTTTTATTGAATTTTGATACAATCCTATTTTGCTGCGACTCGAAAGAGTCCTCCAGATTCATGATTTCGATTTTCTCCTCTACCTCTGCAAAGATGGAATCCTTGAGAGAGGCGTTTGTATACCTTGAATATAGTATTCGATGCCCATACTTCGTACAACTATTTAAAGCGCTTAGAGACGTTGCAAATGACTTCTGAGAGAATCTGCCGCCTGTTATAATAAACGTATCCACGCCCTGCGGTATATCGAACAATGGCGCAAATTTTTCGCTGAGGTTTATATTACTCATCCTCTGGGGTTACGTCAATAGCTGAGGTAAAAGAAATAGTCGGAATGTTTACGCTGTTGCCCTCTGAGGTTATATCCACGCTTTGCATTGGTTTGCCGACTGTATACTCTAGGTAGAGCTTGGCGCTCTGAACGTCTCCAGACATCGCACTTGCCTCTAAAGTTTGAAAGACAGCTATAAAGTTCTCTTGAGAGGTTGCCTCTGTTATAAGCTGCTTAAATTGATTCTTGCGTCTGTCTATTCCTTTTGTCTTTGTAGACCAACCTACGTTGCCTGCTCCTTTTGTCATATTATTAATAGGCATTAACTATTAGTATTAACTCTATTATTAAAACAAATTATTATTGTTATTGTTATTATATAAAAAAACCCCACCGATTAAGGCAGGGCTAACAAAACTAAACAAAACTAAACAAAATTAACTAACGTCTACGAGTCCGTCTCTGTAGTGGTTTACAACTACGCCCGTTTTTAATGTGATTGTCTTATATGGTACTATTGAATTTTTTACTAGGAATTTATGTATTAATTTTCTCATGGTTTAAAAGTCTAGGGTTTTTTTTAATTCCTTTGCAGCTTGTAAGCCTGCTTTAAATTCGTGCCTCGAATGCGCGCCTATAATTGTAATTAAAATATGCTGCTGCTTAGAGTTTAAATCTAGGTCTTTGTCGAATAATCTATTAAGTGCTGTTTTTAATTCCATAGGGTTTTTGTTATTTGGGGAGTAGTTAGCTCCCCGTTTGTTTGTTTTATTCTCCTTTTAAACACTCAGCCGTTTTGTTAAGCTCTGTTACTAGTTTGTATGATTCTACGTATTTTGATAGTTGACCACTGCTAAGAAGTTCTAATCCTCTCTCATGTTCTTTGTCTGCCATCTCTGTTGCTTGTAAGTAAGTCATAATATTTGTGTTTAGTTGTTTTGTTTTTGTAAAGATACATATGTTTATTTGTTTACACCAAACAAAAAACAACATTTCTCAAAAATAATTTATAACTATCTAATCCTCAAAGTTTAAAACTTCAAATATTAATTGACAGGTTTCGTACTCCTCGATATACTCAAAGTAAAGCAGGGCGTCTCTGGAGAGAATCTGCTCGTCGTCCTCGTCTTGTGGCTCAAAATGATACTTGTCGTAATCGTTATAAACAAAAGTACATACATACTGAATAGACTCGTCTAGTAAATACTCTACCATACTGCGGTAGAATAAATCGTGCGCGTCTGTATAGTTTTGATTTGTAGCCTCCTCAAAAAATTCGTGAGGGTTGTCAAATATTACGGGTATGCTCATTTAAAAAAGTTTTTGATGTTATGCGGAGTTGTAAAACATTAAAACGATTTTACAACACGGTATAAATAATGCTTACATAGTACTATCATCAAGTTCAGGTGTTTTAAACCAAAAATGAATAAGATAATTTACTACCACTCCATTATCTTGTATTTCCCATTGTTTAGTAGGTATATCATATATTCCTATTCCAGTCACCCAGCTATCATTAAATTGATTCCACATTTTCACAATACACTCAAAGGTGTTTGTAGGTAATTCATTTTTTACATTTTTATACATAATTATTATTTTTAGTTTAAATCGCACTATTCATACACAATGCGTTACCCACAATTATTAGCTAAATAATCCTCAACCATTTGCTTTGATATTCTTGGTGTCTTTTTACCTAAAACCTTATAGCTTGTAAATTCTTCATAAGCTAATAACACTTCACGCTTTTGGCTAACATTGTGTAAACTCAAAAGCTGCTTTACAACTGTTGCACAATCATTAGGGTTTACATAATGTCTTAGTATTTCATAATATTTTTCTTCCATATCTTTTCGCTTCAAATTTTACACTACTTCGTTAAAATAATTGGTTATATACGCAGTCGTGTACAAAGCTGTAGTCCTCGTTTAAGGTATCTATTTGGGCGTCTGTCATTTCTACGCCGTTATAGTCCGCAGAGGATATAAAAGCGTCGCAAAAGTCTGGATAGTCGTTTGTATCTATTCCGTCGATTTCTATGTTATCTATTAGGTCGTAATTCATAATCCTGTGGTTTGTGCCTCGTCTACGTCTTTAATTTTGTTAGACGATAAAGCGGTTACTATTGCTTCTTGATTGTGTGCTATGTTTTTAACTAGGGAGTGAAGATTTGACAGCCTTGTTTCTAGCTCGGATACCCGTTTCCTCAAAATCTGCTTGGATAGCGGTTTGCTTTGTTTCTCTAATCTTGGAGTTTTCTCGCTCATAACTTTGTTGCTTTTTAATTGTAGCGCGTTCCATATTTAAGAAAGCGCTCATTTGGTTATTAATAAAAAATTGTACTCTCTCTTGTGGTATGCCGTTGAAATACTTATCGAAATCGGGCAGGTTATTTTTAAGCTCTTTAATCTCTGCGTGTAATTTTATGTTAACATTTACTAAAGTCTTAATCTTATCCTTTGCCTCGTCTAAAGAAATATGCTCCTCGTCTATAGCCTCCTTGGATTTTGTAGGCTGTAGAATCAAAGCAAGAGCTTGATAGCTTTGTTTAAAAAAAGTGCTGTATTTATAATATACGTCGAAACTTTTTAAAGCGTGCAATACAGACGAGTGATGGTGTCCTGTGCTTTGTCCTATCTCTGCAAATGGTTTACCTGTTACCTCTCTAGCAAAATGAAAGTATAGGCAGCGAGCCATTACATAGTCCCTTTGCCTTGTATTCTTATCTATTTTTAAACTGGTTACTTTCTCTACTGCTTTTTTTATCGTGTCTAACATAGTTTTTCTTTAAATTGTTTAAATTCCTCTAGGCTACGGATAACTATATATGTGAATCCTTGAGACTCTAGTAATTCCTGCCATAGTATCTGGTCTTTGCTTTGCTTTCCTTTAGCGTTTTTGAGTTCAATCATAATGGCGCGGCTATTGTAATAATAAACCATATCGGCGCGCCCTTTAATTAATCCGAGCGCTTTGTTTCTATTGCCGTCTATTTTGTTGGCGGAGTTGTTTAGGTTATAGCAAAGTAAACCTCTCTCTTTAGGGTAGTTGTTCCAATGCCATTGAAATATCTGGCTCTGGATTTTAACCTCGCTTAACATCATGCTCAAATATAAAGTAAAAATCGTCT